AAAAACAAGAACTTAATTGTGGTCTAGGAGATCCAGAATTAAAAAGTGTTGGTGTAGCATGTGTAAAATATTTTTGCGACATTAAATCATAACTTTCTTTAACAGAAATTAAATCATATCCATGTATACATATAGCTACACGGAGCCACATATATTGTGGTCTTTCAATAATTTTTTTACTAATATGCATTAAATATGCGCGCTCTAAAGTTTTAAATCCAAAATAATCAATAAAAAAATCTCTACTATGATCAATTAATCCGTCAAAATAATCAGAATGATCCTGAATTATTTTATTATAATCTTTACAGATAAGTGGACTGTGTATATTATTTTTATCTGTAAAATTATAAAGATTAAACATTGCTTTTGAAAATGATGATGTAGTATTTTTATGAAGATTAGAAATTACAAGAGTACCAGCTAATGTTCCATAGTCATGATGAATTGTTGACATTGATGCTGCTTGTTGAGCAGTTAATTCATCAATTAGAGATGTACTAATACCATCAAATAATTGATCAATTACTTTAATAACTAGATTAGTATAATTAATATTAATATGATGTTCATTTCCAAGAGATTTAACGCGTGCTAAAATTTTATCAAAAGAAACAATTTCTTTTTTTCCATCTCGTTTGATTACGTGCATTTCTTTTTCATCATACATTATTATTAATTTAAACTGATAAGATAATTTTAAGTATTTTATAAAAATTATATTCTATAATAAAAAAAATATAATTTTAATTAGTGAGTTTCTTAGATTTCTTAGATTTCTTAGATTTCTTAGATTTCTTAAATTTCTTAGATTTCTTAGATTTCTTATGTTTCTTAGATTTCTTATGTTTCTTAGATTTCTTATGTTTCTTATGTTTGTTAGATTTATTAGATTTATTAGATTTTCCACCAGAAGTAGAATTAGTCATTAAATTTTCTAGATCAGGGTATGGCGTGAGCTTAGCAGTGAATTCACTAATACTATTTAAGTTAAGACCCTCAAGTGCATTAGCTAATATAGTTTCTCTATTAAAATTATCAAGGTCTAAAGTATGTATATCATAACTATTTTTTGTAACTATAGTATTTAAAACAATATTAATTCCATCAGGGAGACTAATTTCTGAATATTGAGCATCTTTTAATCCTCGTAATAAGTATTTCTTTATATCTGCATTAGAATTATAATTATCGCTACTATAAACTAATGTTATTTTTGATGGAAGTTGTATTGGATCATAACATATATTTTTACCATTATTAAAACTTTTACCATTAATATCTATTTTAATTTTATCTAATATTTTTTCACTAAATGATAGAGATTGTGGATAAGTAATTTCATCTGGGTTTTGTAAAAAATACTCAATTAATGATGATGATAAACTTAATAAATAACTATCGCTTCTAATTGAATTTAACGTTAAAAATGTATTACAAATTTTATCATATGTATAGCTTTCTCTTGGGGGAGAATTTACTTTTACTCTATTCTCTTCCCACATTTGAATATAAACATTTAATTTATAAGTAGTATAATTTATATAAAAAATTATTGCTTCTAAATCCCAATCATTGTTTCCAGTATAAATTTTAAAAAGTTCCTTTTGTAAATAATTATTAAAATAATTTATAATTGTTATAATATTAAACAATGTAGCTTCTTTAATTGTAGATTTTTTATGTTGTAATAATTTAATAAATCCTAAACAATTTTTCCATTTTTCATCTTGTAAAGCGGAAATTGATGAATCTTCTTCATTAATAAGTTGAGGTATTAATTTATTGTAAAAATCTTTAGTTATAATACCTTCTTTTAATGCTTGACTACAATTGTCTCTTAAAGTTTTTTCATCTATTTTTCCAAACCGTGGATCTGTGCAAGAAATATAAGATTTAACCCGAAATAAAGCAAATCCTTCATCTTTTGTATCACCTAATGCAGCAGCATCTAATTCTTGAACAGCCGCATCTAATTCTTGAATAAGTTTTGTTGTTGTAGAATTATCAAATGTAGGATTTTTATTTGGAAGTAAATTATAATCAAAATCACTAAAAGTTCCAGTGTTTAACATTAATTCATTTATTACAGTTATTAGCGGTGAACCATCGGCTAATATTTTAATAATATTATCTAATATATGTAGTTTATTTATATGTATATCTGTGCGATTTTCAAATTCATTTAAAATTTTTTTATTTGTTGTTGTTAAATTCTTAAATATATCATCAGGAGTAGAAAATGGCTGTTGTGAAGCCCATTTTATGTTATTTAATAGTCGAGAAAATATAGTATATATATTGCCACCAGATATAGTTAAAATTATTCTTTGGAAATAATATTGTCCACTACTAAATTCACCAGGTATAAATCTTCCCCATTTATTATTTCCTCCACCATTTAACCATGCTAATAAAATTTGGAAATATAACTGTAAAAAATCATATTTATCACATTCTTTTAAAAAATTTAATCGTAAATTTCTTTTATAACTTTTATCATCATTAGAGTCTTTTGCTATTTCTTCTAATTCACTAATATATTTTTGCATTGGTATTTCAATCCCATAGTATAATGAATTTGCTATTTTTTCTCTTCCATAAATATTATTGTAACTAGTTAATGTTAAATCAAAAAATTCTCCGGAAAATGGAAATTTGTCACTTGTCATTTATATTATGATTATATTATAATATGATTAATAAGACATTTTTTTATGGTTAATTCATTATTATTATTATTTTTTCTTTTTTTTGGAGCTCTATGTTGAAATCCGGATATTCTTTCTTTTTCAATAATATTCCATAAATCTCTAATCTTTGGTAACGCGGCATTAAACCATTCTTTATTTCTTAATACTAATATATTACTATACTTTTCTAATTTCCAAAATATATTTTGTATCCATTGACCATGTTTATTTTTTTCTAAAATATTTTCTTCCCATATAATATATTCTTCTTTTGTAATATATAATGGAGCATATTCATAGTGTAAATTGCTATCAAAACTAAAAAGTATTATAATACCTTTTGCTTTATTATCCGAAGAATGATTAAATGTTCCATCTTCGAGAAATTCGTCTTCATTATTATATTCAATAAATTTAGTTTCTAAAAAATCACACTCATTTAAATTACAAGTTTCCATTTGAAGTTGCATTTGTATCCAATACTCAAACTTCGGAATTCCATTTATAACCCTATTTACAATATTTTTAATTTCTAACATTCTACCAAAACGCGGATTTAAAATATTAGTATTAATACCATCTGGTGAAGCACCAATAAATGGATAATCTTCGTGTTTAATGCAACCAAAATCTGTAATTTCTGTATTATATAATTTTTTATAAAACTCTACAGAGACTGGTTCATATTTTGTCCCCAATGTAATGGTGAAGTTATTGGTGCATTTTTATGAATTGCAAATGGTGCACATTTTTCATAAATAATTTGATTTTGACTAGCTTGTGTACCAAATACTTTCCATATAGAACTTGCGGTTAATAAATTATGTCGAAATTGATACCATTCAGATGTACGCTGTGTTGGTTGTGGAATATCTTGAAGTTTTTTAACTTTTTTAGATAATTCTTCCGTATTAAAAACAATTTTTCTTAAAAAACTGGTCTTATAAGATCTTGGTGGTATAATTGTTTTAAATAGTTCTTTTTTTACGGTATTAATTAATCTAGCTAATTTATATTTTAGTCTATATTTTTGTGAATTACTATATACAGGAATTAAGTAGCCTATTTGTATACCATTAATATATTTAGTTAAATTATTATCAAATAATGGTGAACTAAATTCTAAAATATTATCAAATATATAATTTTTAAATAAAATATAAATAGATCGTTTTAATTCTTTTATATCTTGTAATGTAAAAATTTGTTGATCTGTAATTAACATTCTAATACTGGTAAGTTTAGTATCCATTATTATTAACAATATAAGATTATTTATTAATATCAATTTTTTATATATAGTAAATTAGACTGAGTAAAAAATAAATATATTAAATATATTAATATATATGTTAAATAAACAATTATTTTTTTCACATACATGGCAAAATGATAAATTAGATCGAGATAATCATAAAAGAGTTTATGAATTAACAAAGAATTTAGAAAATCATGGTTGGTCTGTTTGGATTGATGAAAATGATATGATAGGCAATATAGATGCCTCAATTGTTTCTGGTATTGATAATGCAGACGCAATAATTATCTGTTTAACAGAAAATTATTGTTTAAAAATTAATGATGCAGCAAAAGATCCCCGAAAAAGAGATAATTGTTTAAAAGAATGGACATATGCTAATGCTCGAAATAAATTAATGATACCTATAATAATGGAACCATGTCTAAAAAATATAGAAAAATGGCCGCCAGGAGTTGTTTCATTATATTTTGGTTCTACTCTTTATATAAATTGTTCAGACGATAATCTAAATACTAATTCTCGTAAGTTAAATAAAATACTTCATCAATATAAATTAATTCCTAATTCTATAAAAAATAGTAATAATTTTACAAAAAAAACATTTTTAAATTATATATTATATCAAAATAAATTATCTGAAAAAAATAAAAATAAAATAAAAGAAAAACGCAATTCTACTCCTAGTTTAATAACTAATAAAAGTATTAATTTACAATTTATACATAAAAAATGGAAATCTACAAGTGATTTAAAAGAAATTCATTTATAATTATTCTTTATCATTTTTATTTGATCGGTTTGACCGTTGTGTTTCAGGTGATCTATTAGATTTTTTCTTACGCGTTGGACCCAATTTAACAGTGCTTTGTTGTTTTTTCAATGAAAATTTACGCGTTGTATTATTAAAATGTAAATTAGGTATATTTTCTAATTTACCTAATTCTTTTATATATGTAACATCTTTATTTTTTAATAAATTCTTTTTATCTAAATTTACACTTAAATATTCTCTTAGTGTTATAATTTCTTTTTGTGTTAATTTATGAGTTGTTGTTAAAGTTTTTATAAACTCATTTATTTTATTCATTTTTATTGATTTATCCAATTTATTCCATGCTTCTTTTTTATTTTGTTCACTCTCTTCATCTAGTAAAAAATCTAAATTGTCAATATCTTTTATAACTGACGATAATTTTTTATTTCCGCCCAAAAGCATTGTTTTATATTTTATATTTTTTAATTCTTGACATTCATCTTTAGACATTTTATTATATTATATTATCAATTTAAGTTTAACTCTTTTTAATTATTTAATATATATGATTTTAATAAATAATTATAATACAATAACAAGTTGTCTTATTAATAAAATATATAAATTTAAATATAATATTTTATTTATTATTTTACATGATATAAAAGAATTGAATAAAAAATTTACTCTATTAAATCCAATAAATACATCAAAAGGAGACGAGTATTGGTATATAATTTTACAAAAAGTAAAAGATTATTTATCTATAAATTATGAAATATCTAATTTTTCAATTGATGATTTAAATGGTATAATAATATATTTAGAATGGTTTAAATTAAATTGGCCACCAAAAATAAATAAAAAAGGAAATTATATACTTCCAAAACAATATCAACCACCAGAGATATTAATTAACTTGAAATAAAAAGAATTTCATTATAAAATTCTTCAGCTTTTGTTGATTCAAATATTATATTTGGTTTAGTCGACCATTCACTATATGCACAAGATTTACTGGTTGGTCGTTCTAAATTTAATAATTCATTTAATGCTATCATTCTTCTTTTTAATGGAAATAATTTTGCCGATTGTTTACGACTAAGTTGTTTCCAACGCCATTCAAACTGTAATGCTGCTTGCCAGGTTGGAAACCCTTCAATATAACAAGCTCTCTCCCATATCTCTCCTTGATCAACTCTTATACCAGTGGCGTGCGCGCCACCTTTTATTTCTTTATTATGTTGGCGTAATCGTCTTTCTAAATTAACAGTCGCGCCAACATATGTTGCGTTATTTGTAGAATGTAATAAATAAACAAATGACATATTTATTACATTATATTATTTGTTTATATATAATTATATATAATTATATATAATGACTTTGACGCATATACCACAAACAGTAGCAAATGGACATCAATCAATGATGAGAAACATGTTTCTTGTATCATCTATTGGTTTTGGAGTATTAACATTTAGTGATCGTTTTAAAAAATATAAAAATATAATAAAAATATTAGGATATACAATTTTTATATATAGTGTAATTTATGGATTAAAATCAGCAAATGATTTTAATAATTATTTAAATTATATTGAAAATAATAGTACTTTAGTAAACGAAGATAAAATACAACTAAAAAATTGGAATGAATATGATAGTTTAACTTATATTTATTCTATCATTATAATAGTATTTATCTGTATTATGATAATAAGAGATCTATATTAATGCATATTAAAATTATTATACGTTTAATTTATTTTATAAGGGTATAATAATTAATATATGAAAAAAATAGAAATAAAAGGTAAACATCAAAAAGATAAAATTAATAAATCAAATTACCCAACTAATAAAAATATTATAGCAACACGAGATTGTATGGAAAAATTACCAGTTGAGATTTTTAATCATAATTATCAGATTAATTTATTAAATAAACTATTTTTAGATATTGATTATAAATTAGAATATAAAAAAATTTTGTTGAGAGAAATAGATAAAAAATTAAATAGTTATAAAACACAAGATATTAATAAAGTGCGTTATAATGAAAAAAACATTACTCAAGAACAAGTAATAGAAAAATTAGTTAGCAGCAAGTTAAAATGTTATTATTGTAAATGTAATATGTTTATTTTCTATAATAAAGTTAGGGATTTAGACCAATGGACATTAGATAGAATAGATAATGATTTATCACATTCGAATGATAATGTAATTATTAGTTGTTTGCGTTGTAATTTACAACGACGTTGCCAAAATAAAGATAAATTTTTATTTACAAAACAATTGAAAATAGTAAAAAAAACAAATATATAATTATATTATAATGACTACTCCAATAATAGATAAATTAAGTAATGATTATAATTATTTATTTAATAATTTTGATTATTATACAATAACAGAAGAATATAAAAAAAAAGAGAAGACTTAATTAAAACTATTAGATATCTAGATTGTGAAAAATTATCAAGAGAAATTAATATATTTAAAAATAACAAAGATAAATTGGAAAATTTAAATACAATATTTAATGGCATACAAGAAGGTGTTATTATACCACTAGATATAAAACCAATATCTAAATCATGTCATTATGGTTCTACTTGTTATAGAGAAAATCCATTTCATAAATTTCAATATCATTCTAATAATAATCATTGGACAATACCATTTTTAGAATTAATACGTCAGTATATTTTGGAAATTTCAACTAGCCGTAGCCGTAGTCGTAGTCGTAGTCCTAGCCGTAGCCCTAGCCGTAGCCGTAGTGGGAATGGAAAAAAATCTAGAAAAAGTAAATCCAAAGAAGTAGATCAAAAATCTAATAAACGCGATATCTTAATTATTTTTGATATTGATGAAACATTAATACAATTTATTAATAAAAAAGCATATCACTATTGGGAACAAACTACAGATGAACAGAAAAGAATAATACAAAATAATTTAGATTATATTGATAATCCTGTAAAAAAACAAATTATTTTTTTTAGACCAGGACTAAGAGAATTTTTAAATTTAGTTAGATCAAATAATCAAATAAAAATTGCATTATGGACATATTCCGATAGAGAATATGCAAATGATATGGCAAATATTATTTCTAGATATTTTGATATTCCAAAAGATATATTTTTATTTACCTATGGAGATGAAGATATTTTAGATGATGATATTCCAAAATCTTTGGAACAAATATGGCAACATCCAACTTATGGTAATAAATTTAATAAATTTAATACTTTTTTAATAGATGATCGTTTAGGTAATCTATGTCATGGTGTAAATGAAAAAAATAGTATTCTTGTACAAGCATTTGCGCCATTTGGAGAAACAAAACAACGAGAGAAACTAACCGATAAATTATTAGTTAAAGCAATTAAGGATCCTATGTTTAAAATATTAGTAGAAATAATAAATAGTTTATTCGTCGATATTGACGGTTGCTCAGATGAAGAAATTGACAATGCGTTTAATATTGAAAGTATATTTGATTCAAAATGTCTTAAACGAAAAGATATAGACAAATATTTAAAACTTTATCCTAATTGTTCATTAATAACTATAGGAGATGTAAAAAACGCATCTAGTATTCATAAAGGTGGATATAAGAAACAAAAAACTATGAGAAAAAAGAAAACTATGAGAAAAAAGAAAACTATGAGAAAAAAGAAAACTATGAGAAAGAAATGTTAATGATTTTTTCTGCTAAATATCTATATAACTACATTAATTAGTATTCAATAATATTAATTAATATATAAAAAATTATAATTGCATAAAAAATTTGGTTAATATGGCAGTTAAAGTAATAAGTAATGCACTATCTATTAAGCTTGGCATAGTTTTCAATGATAATAATATGGATTTTTTTGTTATATCAGAACTAACGCCAAGTCCTTTAGATAATGCGGATACTGTAGAAGATTTTTCATTTAAATCATTTACTATTTCACTCATCATAGTGTTTGTTTTTGTTTCTTTCTTTCTAAATACTCGCATTATAACTAATAATAATATTATTATTTTTGCAAAAATTTTCATTCAATATCATTTTGTAAAAATACAAAATTCATAATAAATATTTGTTATGTGTTATGGTTAAAATATTTTAAATATATTTACTCATTTGTACGTTGTTATTATTAAATCCAAATTTTTCATAGAATGGGATTAGTTCTCTCTTACAATCTAAAATAATTTTATAACATTTATCAGATTTTATTTCTTTTAAACAGTATTCTATTAACTTTCTTCCAATTGATTTACCTTGATAATTTTCATGAACAACTAAATCTTCAATGTGTGCAACACAAGATCCATTATGTATTAATTTTTGTTCAAATAATAATGTTATCATTCCAATAATTTTATTATCTTGGATATAAAGATAAATATTGTGATTATTATTTAAATTATTAATTATATAATAAAATCGGAGTTCATCAAAATTTGGAGCATTAGTTAATTGAGATAATAAATTAAGTATCTCATCTTTTCGATTAATATGTAATAGAATATTTTCAATAGACATTTAATTATAATAATTAAATATGTTTAAATTATAATATATAATTTAATAATATTATATATAATATTAAAATGGAAACTATAGTATGGAAATCTGGTGAAACTTTTGAAAAAACACTAAAAAAAGAATAACCATTATTAAATGATAAAAATGAAATAATACATAATATTCCATATCGTGGAGAATATAATATTCGCAAAAAGGATAGAACTAATGAAAAACGAGAGTGCGAAATAATGGAGAGAGAAATGTTAGCACAAACATGTCAAAACCCATTTTTTAATAAAGATTTCAACGATGTAGTATTTGATCAAGAAAAATATTTAAAACCACAAAATTCTTCAACTATTAATAATAATTAAATATAGATAAAATAAGTATTTAAAAATTAAGATAAGATATCTAAGTAATGAGTTATACTAAACAAAATGATATTTTATTAACAAAATTATTGGAATATTATAAAAAAGAGAATAATGTAAATATGGATAAAATGTTAAGCATTATTAATGGAGAATCACGAATATCGTTGCGAATAGTTGATTGGTTTGCAACTAATTATGCAAAAAAACATTATACTGTTTATAAAGTAAATGATGACCAACGATTTAAAGTATATGTTGACTATAAATTAAATTTAAAAGCTTATTCTAAAAAACGATTTGATCCATTTTGTCGATGGGATAGAATTACAATTCCATATAATCCGGATAAATATATACAAACTACTATTGGACAATTAAATTTTTTTAAATGGGCGCTTGATAAAAATGTTATTAAATATATTGAAAATAATTATAGTGAAATAGAAAGTGATATGAATAGCAGAAATAGTACAGCTAAACGAAAATTACCAAACAATGCTACGAGAAAAAAACGAGAAGAACTTTCTATATCAGCTTCAAAAAGTATAAAGAGAGAAGAAGTTGAAATAATTGTTGAATTTAATTAATAATTATTTTTATAGAATAAAATAGAATATTAAATTTAATACAATATTGTTTAATTTAATATATGGGAAATATTAATTCTATTAATTCTATAAAAAAATATAATTTTGAAGATATGCAATCTATTATTAAAAATAAAAAAACAATTATTATTAATACTTTATCTGAAAATAATCAATCATGTTTAATTATCGGAACAATTAATATACAAGATGAAGTACGAATATTAAATGATTGTTTAAATAATAAACAAGAAAAAGATATAATTTTATATGGAAAAAATAGTAATGATGAAAAAATTTTTATTAAATACAAACAACTAATAGATCTTGGTTTTAAAAATGTTTACATCTATACTGGTGGTATGTTTGAATGGTTATTATTACAGGAAATTTATGGAGAAGAAAATTTTCCAACTACTACAAAAGAATTAGATATTTTAAAATATAAATAAAGAGGATATATCAGAATTTTCTATTATTTTTTATACCGTCCTTTTGATTTCTTTCTTTTTGTTTTTTTTCTTTGAATAATTGATTTTAATCTATTTATACACATCGTTCTCTATAAATGGGGTTTAAGGGGCTTGCCCCTTTATTAGCACTTCCATCGTGTACCACATTTAATACATGTTACAAATGTAGTCATTGGCTCATCCGCTGATCTTGTCTGTAATTGATAATAACTGCATTCTTTCGATTTACATTTATAGCAAGTAAAATTATCTGTAGAAGCTTCAATTTTTGGAGTATATTTATTTTGATTTTGAATTTTTAAATCATCAATAAGTTTATTCCATTTATTCGGTAAAATTTCTTGATGTGTCATAAACGCAAGTTCATGTGGTTTAATTTTATTGTCTGTTATTAATTCTAGTACTGTCGGATTTTTTAAATTAATATATACAGTTCTGAATTTATCAATATATATTTGTGTAAAATATATATTCTCCCATTTTTTTACAATATTTTTTTCATTAGCAATTTCAAGAGTTTTATTATATATTCCTTTTTCTAAATTATCTGCATTTTTTTCATTATCAAGAATTTTACTAAGAGAACACTTAATATTATCACGAAAGTTTTGGGGATCTAATACTTTTGTCATTATGTTACAATATAAGATTAAATTTAAGTTTTTTCAATTTTATAATTATTATGAAATAATTTCTTCTTCGCTAGAATAAATATATGCCTCAGATTTTAATTCAGAATTATTTTCATCATCATCTTCATCTGAACTTTCATTAATTTCTGAACAATCAGAAAGTTCAGAAGCAATAGAACTTCCTGAATTATCAGATTTACCTGTTAATTTTTCTAATGATAAAGAAGCTAAATTTTCAATTTCATTTGTTATTACATCCATTTTATCGGATATTTGTTCTGATAAATTATTTAAATTATTTAAATTATTATCTAGTGAATTACAATAAATATTCCATTTTTCAATAGTTAAATCAATATATTTATTATTTTTTGCAATTATTGCGCATTTTCCATATATATTTTTTTCAATTAATCTTGGAAATATATATTCATTTTTTGTATTCTCTTTACCAAGTGATCGTCCCCATAATTCAAACATTAGGCTATTTTTATTATCAATATATGTATCTATAATTTCAAATCCATCAGATTTTCGAAATCCACATTTTTTATATAGATCATTTATATCTGTTATTTTATTATAATTAATTTCTCCATTTTTTTCAATAATTATTACCTGTACCATTCTAAATAAACTATTTAAATCAGTTTAAATAGTTTACAATTATTATTATTAGTATGAAAATATATATTAAAAATTTTATGCCAGAAAAAATTAATATTTCATCATTAATTCCAATTAAAACAAATTATCAAGATATATATTCATCAGATGGTATATTTAGAATACAAAATAATAATATTACAAAATTAATTCCTCAAGATGTAGCTACCGAAAATTTTAACTATAATAATAAAGAATTTATTATAGATAAAAGTTGCTATATATTTAGAAAAAATATATATAGCATACCATATGAACATATAAATTTTCAAATAC